TGGAATTAGTGTTCAACCGGCAAGAGCCGGAGATCAAGGATGCCTTCCACGTCTACGCTAAGTCGGTGATGTTCCACAAGGAACGGTTATGCACCCTGTTAGAGGCCATGATCCCCTGGTACTATTCAAAGATCATGTTTATGGATGCAGATATCATCTTCGGCAATCCCGATTGGTATTCGGAGGTCTCAGGTGCTTTGTATGACAACGATGTAGTGCAACCGTTCACAACTGCCGTGTGGATGGACATCACCTACACCAAAGCTACGCAGATCAGGGAGTCGGTGATCTTCATGGATAAAAGAAAGACCTTTGACCACAAACTCCACCCGGGCTTTGCATGGGCATTCACTCGCAAGTGGTTCCGCAAAGTGGGGTTCTTTGAGTATGGCGTCACAGGAAGTGGCGATACGCTGTCGGCGGCAGCGTGGTTGGGTGTCAAGTTCCCGACAACCTACCTAAAACCGGCACTGGTCCCTGCATATACGGAGTTTGATAAGCTACCTAAGCCTCGGATCACCTGCACGTCGGGTCCCGTGTTTCATCTTTGGCATGGGACACACGTCAACCGCAAGTATGTAGACCGCCATGTCATCCTGGATGGGGTCGCCGATATCCGGAAGGTCATGCGCCCGAACTGGAATGGAGTGTGGGAGTTCAGTGTAAAAGGATTGTCTGAAAAACTGTCGGCCTACTTCGCCGAGCGGGTGGACGATGGGGTGTAGTGGGCTGTGGCTTAAAAATAATGTGTGTGTGATAGTCATATCACGTTGATGGTGAAACCTCTGTTCACTCTGGCTACTCGTCTGCTGAGCACCAATGGTTCCCTTGTGTGTAATTTGACTCGTATCCGGAGTGGGTTTCTTCCTCACGAGAATCTGGACCAAGCCAAACGCCATCTAGCAGACTTCCAGCAAACACTCCGAGAAATAGAGGAAACTCTCAATCACGCTTCGCCACCTTCAGCTCAAATCCGTAATCCGTCTCCACCATCTTCTCCTCTTGGCGTCTGACAATCTCAGCCATGAGTGTCTCCGACTGATGAGGCAGAAGCTCATCCAAATATGCCTTCAACTCCTTCTTAGACATGCTCCAGCCCTTCTTCCACTGGTTGGGGCGCTTCACAGCAAAGGTCATCCCCGACGTCGCAAGATTAATCTTGTCGGGGAGTTCCTCCCGAGATGAAGCGTAGAGTGCAGCGAGATCCAGCTCGATGGTGCGACGCTCGTCGCGAAGTTCATTGACGCGGACATTGATATCGTTGATCTGACGCTGAACACCGGCGTAGGCTGACAGAATAGGCTTGAGATTCTCCATTGGTTTGTTCTTCCCCTGACTTAATAGTATCCGTTTTAGAACAAGGAATGTCGTGGCTTGACGATGATGAAGTGAAGCGCCTTCGCAAGGTGTACAATAGCGAACATCCCAAGGAGGATCCGGTGCCCGAAGGTACGACGGAAGAGATGTGGACCAATATCCAGCATCGGCTGTCCGACAAGTGCGCAACCGGATCTGCGGAGTGCATTGTTGCGTCTCTCATGCAACGACCGAAATCTCCTAAAGAATGGGCAATCAAGCGGAACGAGTGGCTCTCGTCGGATGACATCGATCACGTAGAGAAGAGCTACACAAAGCTCTTTTCCAAGTACTTCTTTGTTGGATGTATCCCGATTGACTTTGATCTCCAAAGCGAGACCCAACAGTGCATCGTAAGCTCTCTTTGTAAGATGAAACTCCCCGAACTCGCAAAGCGGGGCCACGAGCAGATCGGCATTGTGTTCAACACGGATCCTCATGATGGACCGGGCGAACACTGGATTGCCCTGTTTTGCGATGTGCGGTCCGACCTGGAGTACCCTCGCATCACGTACTTTGATTCGTATGCGCATGCGCCCGAGAAGGAGATCAAGACGCTCATGAAACGGTGGAAGACTCAGTGGGATGCCACGGGTATCCACAAGCAACCAATGAAGATGACCTTCAATGCCACTCGTCATCAATTCAAGGATTCGGAGTGCGGTATGTATTGCCTGTATTTCCACTACGCATGTCTGACCGAGATCCCTATGGAGGTGCGCATTCCAGACGAAGTAATGAATGGATTTCGGCAGATCTTGTTCACTGCTCCAAAAATAGAAACTGATAAGGAGTAATGGAGCTTGCGATCGGAGCCGCACTTGTCGGCATTCTTGGCTACTCTATCTGGCATGAGGCGATTGACAGCGAGGACGCCTCGCCGACGTCTCGTAAGCGCCTCTGCGACTACTATGTGACGGGCGGTGTCTTTGAGGATGCCAAGGAGGTCATCGCATCAGGTCGTCGTCTGCTGGAGGTTCACCTCTATGCAGATGAGAACGGAAAGCCAATTGTCTCTAAGACGTCTTTGAATCAGGGATACGATTACACGATTGATTACTGGACGTTTGACTCGGTCTGCGTAGATCTGATCCAAGCATGGGAGTCCAGTTCAGAGCCCTTCATTCTGTCCATTGTACCCCACACGACCAACAATGTAACTCTGAACAAGGCTGCTGATTGTTTGAAGACTACCGTGCGTCGTCACCTTGTAAGTGGAGTAGATGTGGACACTCCGCTGGACGAACTCAAGTACAGACTGATCATCGTCTCCGACAATGTGCAGGGAAGTGAACTGGGATCGCTCGTGAATATGTCATGGTCCGATTCCAAACTGCGTCGCCTCCTGTATGGACAGGCGATGCACCCGAGAGATCAGCCCGAGTTAGTAGCGTTTAATCGCAATGGTATTTCTATCGTTACTCCTGACCCTACGTTCGGCAAGGAGGCGCTTGATCCTAAAATTGCAGCTGCGTATGGATGCCAATGGCTCCTTTTTCCTGGGTCGGGTGCCGCCCCGGGGTTTGTTGAAAAACCGGTGGGCTTACAATAACTTCTTGACAACTAAACAAAATGACGGCTTGGCTCACCCACGTTAAGAAGACGATGAAGGCGAACAAGGGAATGAAGTTTGGTCAGGTCCTCAAGCTGGCGAAGAAGACGTACCACAAGCAGGCGGGAGGCGATGCGACGCCCCACACTGACTTTGGTGCGAACGCCGATATCTCGTCGGCGGGCCCCAACAGCTCGAGCCCGTTCCACGCGAGCGATGCGGCGCCCGTCGGTGGCCGTCGCCGTAGCCGCCGCTCCCGCAAGACCCGCCGTGGCAGCCGTCGTGCGTAAAATAGAAGTGTATAGGTCTAGGTAATAGACCCCATAATGGATCCCCCCAAGACACGTCGTGAACTCAAGAAGACCGCCAAGGAGAAGAGGGCCGATGTCTACTCATCTCGTCACACGCGACTCCAAATTCAATCGCAACCCAAGCCTAAATCAAAGTAATCTGCGATGAACAATCCGGTGCGTCCTGCGGTGATCACGGTCCTTCGTGTGACCACGACATGTTTTTCCATGATACGTCTTTTTAGAGCAACCGCTCTTGAAATACGCAAGATGATGAGCAAATCCCCTGAAGCTAGGCATAGGACTTCCAACCTTCTTTGACAACGCCGTCAGCAACCCATGCATCCACTTCATATATGCCTTTCGAGATGTCAGAACCGGTTCGTGAGCTGTAATGTACTCTGCGTAGACTTCTTGAAGTTCGGGGAATGGATACTCGTGGTGAAGCGCGTGAAGAAATGTCCGTTGCGTAGCCATCTGTTCGGGTTCAGGATCGTCGGGGTAGTTTGCCGCGATTGCTCCCAAAAAGTCGCCACCAGGAACCGCCGTGGGCTTCAGTGACATGTAGTGCTTTTTGACCTCCTCAAACGAAGGATCAGGTCCAGGATCGATCACCGCCGGGTCGTCCCTGCATTGCGTCCTTAACTTGTGGTTCACCATGTTGTGGATCTCGTACAACCACTTGCCTGGATTACTTCTAAGAGGATGCTTGTGGACAAACTCGGTGGTCGACGCGCGGCAGAACTTACAAGGAAGCACGTCCTTCATCTGGTTCAACACATCGTCGGGATGCTTGGAAGTGAACGCAACTAAATGAAAAAGTTGCCACGCACTCGGGCCAAACAATCTAGTATCCATATACACAGTTATATACTATACTATATAATGATTGGTCGTCTTTACAAGATCGTGAGCACCACCGACGACAGCTTCTATATTGGTTCGACTAGACAGTCTCTTGCTATGCGGTTGAAGAATCATCGTTCCAAGTCGAAGGACCCTGCAAGACAGAAGACGCCTCTATATGTCTACTTCAATCGAGTAGGATGGATCCATGCTCGGATCGAACTTCTATCCGAACTTGAAGATGTATCCGATGCAGATCTACTTGGAATGGAGAAGGCTGAGATATGCGCAGTCATTGCCGACCCAAACTGCTTGAATAAGGCAACTCCGCTCCGAACACCGGAGGACAAGAAGCAGAGAGACAGCGAGTATGGCAAGATATGGCGCCAAGCGAACCAAGACAGAGAGCGAGAGAAGGTCAAACAATGGCGCCTAGACAACCCAGAGAAGTATGCCGAGCAGTGTCGCCGGGCCAACGAACGAGCAAATGAAAAGAGGTCCGCCCAAAAAACAATCTAACTGATTAACCAAACAAACATGTTGGACACACGCGATATCATCATCCTCACGGCGTCGTTCTACCTCGGTGGCGTTGTTGGAGAGTTTTTTAAGTCGCTGTCCGAGGACATCCTGACGCCCCTGCTCGCGCCCGCCGCCTCGGCTGGCAAGGGTGTTGGATCCTTCACGGTGACGATCGGCGGCGTCACGCTGAAGCTGGGCGAGGTGCTGGTAGCCTTCGTCAACCTGGTCGTCTCGTTCGTGCTGGTGGTGTTCACGATCGGCCTCCTCCGCACCTACGTCCTCTCCCGCATCGGCGCTTCCCGGCAGTAAATGGTAAAAAATAGGGATACAAGATAAATGGTGTGGTACAATCCTACAACTTGGTGGTCGTCGTCTGAACCCGTTGCCACTGCGCAGCCCCTGGGACCTGGCCCGGTCGGTCCCATGGATGCGCCCGCCGCCCCCGCCACGCCCGTGGTGGGCGCCCGTCGTCGCAAGACACGGTCCACAAGGGACCTCGGGTCCCGTCGCGGTGGTCGTCGTCGCTCTAAGAAGTCTCGAAGCGGAAGGAAGTCCACCCGTTCTTAGGATGTGACCCGTAGACTGTCTCCATCCGCTTCTTCAACTCTGAAGTCGAGCCCTGATGTAAGTTGTTCTCCTGCTTCCAGCGCTGAAACTCACGGTTCATCTGTCCTGTCGTCACCGGATCTCCGGCAGTGACACCAGTATCCAGAGCATGAACAAACTCCGCAATAAACCGACCAATCACGTCCGTCTCGCTCTTGTACTCGCTGGTACTCAGAGTGACCTTATCCGGAACAGGGAGCTTCCTGAACCCATGGCCCTCCCTGAAGATCGTCACCAGATAGTTCATCATGCACTCCGCCCACTCCGCGCTCTCCACCTTCATCTGAATGGTCTTGTCATCTGGCAGTTCATTCGGAGCCGTAGGGTTCGGCACAAACTTGTTCGGGAAATCAATCACCAGCAGACGGCGCCAGGTACCACCATCCTGCGTATCCACCTTTGGCTTGTTATTGCACGACACGTGATACTTTGCCTGAATCTCAATGTCAATCATCTCCTTCGCACCCGCAAACAGATCACGCGCCGTGATCTTCTCGCACGACGATAGCTCCTTCATCAGACCCGTCTTAATGTTAGCGCCCTCCTCCGGCTCCTGCATTGTGACGAAGCGCTTACCCTTCATACGCACAAGCTCGGGATTCGCAACACCAGCCTTGCCACGATCCTGCGTGATCAGCGTAATCGGAGCCTTACACGCATACGTACCCATACACGTTGCCATCAGGATCACCAGCATTGACTTTCCGTTCGAACCCGATCCCGTGAGAATATGGAACTTCTGGGCCGGATTGCCACCCACCATACAAGTCGCTAAGTGAGCCATAAAGTAATTGAGAACTTCCGGATCTGGCAGGATACTGCTGAGAAACTTCCATAACTCCGGCCAACAGGAATACTCCGAGTAGTGCCGTGTCTCGTGGTAGTCCAGACCCGTAGAGAAGCTGATATAGTCCTCGGCCTTTCCATCGCGGAACTCCATGTTCAGCGTGTCGAAGATGCCATTGTTGAAGGCAATCAGATTCTTGTTCGCGTCCAGCTTGATGGACAGCTCCTCATCCAGAAACAGCAGACGCGCCTCCTCCATGATATTCTTCTTGAAGGCCGTTGTCTTCAGCTTCTTCTGGGCATCCACGTACTTTTGCTTCCGCTTCTCAATCTTACACATCTCGCAGGGCTCAGCAGGCTCCTCACCCTTCTTCTTTCCACCGCACGAGCAGGGATCGGTCACCTCCTTCAGGCGACCCATTGCATTCTCCTTCTCCACAAACTTACGCCACACATCACTCGAAAGCTTCCGAATCAGTCCAACGCCCTTCTTGGTCAGACGCCACACGTGACCCACAAAGCAATACCACTCGTTCTGACCATAGTCCGAGCACTTGAACTCGTCACGGAACATCGCAAAGACCACACGCGCAAAGTCGTGCTCTGTCATAGTCTTCGTGGCCTCCTCCACGAGCTCCTCCACATTGTCCAACTCGATCTTGTCGTACTCCTTTGCGTTGTCCAGGCGAGACCAGTTACGGAGACTGCGCTCCGACAGAACCGGACCGTTTGTGCGGAAGCTGAAGCTGTCCCACTTGGACTGCGCCAGACGGGGATCGTAGTCAGTGTACTGAGCACTGAAGTCATAGAAGACGGCTTCCAGCGAGTCGGGGTGGATGTTCTTCAGGCAGATTCCCACACTGATCCAGTCCTCGTAGCTGGTGTAGCGGAACGCAGCAAGGTTCATTGCGTGCTTTCGGTAGTAGCTCACCATGTCCTCCGACAACGGCATCCGATACGTGTTACGCTCCGGAGTCGATGCCCGCGAACCGCGCCCTCCCTCCTCGCGGGTGGCTCCACGACCACGCTGAGCACCCACCGATGCCCGAACCTCCTCTTGCTCAGCCTTCTTCTTGAAGCGTGCCGTCGCCTCCTCCGTCATCGGTGTCTCTGTCGACGGGCTCGAGCGGATCGACATCTTCTTCAGCAGATCCGGCGTGATCTGAACGGGAACGTTCGTATCCACGCTGATCTCTCCGGTTGCCGGGTCCCAATCCAAGATATACTTGATCTGGTACGGTGTTCCCTCCTTCTTCTTCGAGCCGAGCAGCGTCCAGGGCTTCGTGTGCTTCAACATGCCCTCGTCATAGACCTTGTCCCACTTGTCAGCAAGCGGGAGTCCAGGAAAGAACTCATCCATCCTCTTCAGTAGAGTACGACGAATCTCCTCCTCCACGAAGTGATTCGTCTTCAGATCCGGAATCACCATGTGAAGACCCGACTTAGAGAAATCACGATCCGTCTTGTTCTTCTCCGTTCCAGCGGGATACAGAGTCGGCTCCGGCTTCTCGGAGACAAAGATCTCAACTCCCTCCGGAACCGTGAGAAACTTCTTCACCTCCTCCATGTAGGCCATCGCAAAGTTCACCACCTGCTCCTGGGTGTGAAGGTGGCTGTCAAGGCGCCCATCATACTTGAAGTCGAGATCCACACGCATCGCGCCGATCCGCGTGCTGACCTCTGTCATATGGAGAGCTCCGTGGCCGTGGTTAATGTACTCGGAGTAGAGACGATAAAACTCGTCAATATCATCCTCGTCAATCCTCCAGGCACCACCGGACATCCCCGTGTGTGTTGCAGAATCGCCCTCGGCCTTGCGACCACCCTTCTTCTTATCTGAATCGCCCTCCTTGCCGGTTCCGTTGAGAAAGTCGTAGAGCTTAGACTTAAGCATCCTATGATAAGTGGGCCGATTACTTTGCAGCCACTCGTCCATTTTGAACGCGGACACTCGCTGGAAAAAATGGAAGCCGTATAGACTAAGGAGACCTATTCTCACAATGAAGTTCTGTACCAAGTGCGACAATATGATGTACAATATCGAAGAGCGAGATGGGTCTGCCTTTCTCAAGTGTCGGCAGTGTGAGTACGAGGAGCCGATTACCAAGGAGAACCCGGTTGTCTACGAGCACGATCTCCTGCAAGATACGTCTATTCAGTACTCCATCAACCCGTATCTCAAGCACGATCCTACTCTTCCTCGATTCACGAACATGAAGTGCCCGAGCGTCACATGCCCGACAAAGGGTAAGGAGTCTAACATTGTTGGCATTAAGTTGAATGCCAAAAATGTGATTTGGATGTATCAGTGTGCTGCATGTGATGCAACGTGGAAGCAGGCTGCACGTGGTCCGTAGGACCCCTTGGGGGACGTGGTCCGTAGGACCCCTTGGGGGACGTGGTCCTTAGACCGGCTGGCGAACAGACGTGTATGCACCTGTAGCCTTCGTGTCTACACGAGCCAGATGAGGAACTGGGGCGTAGACACCGTCCCACTTAGCAGCAGTCAGGGGGAGACCACCAACTTGCTGAAACTTGCCCGAACTCTGCGTGGTGCTCGTAGAGCTGTGAACAGTGGACAGACTTTTTGGCTGATTGACATACCCCTTGCCGGTATAGGGCAAGACACGGGCGAGACTCGAGACAGCCGTACCGCGGTTAGCGTATATCAGGGTCATTGGACCCGACGCACCCGATACAGCTGTACCCGTTGCGGTGGTCGCAATTGCAAAGACTGTTGTGCTAGGTGTAAGAGCAACCGTTGCAGATCCCTGATTGAATGCGGTCGTAGACAGTCCCGAGATAGCCAGAAAATTTGGCGAGCCAGTGGAAAGACCATGCGCAGCCGCGGTCGTGTAATAGACGTATCCGTTAATACGACCTGTTGTCGAAGTTGTCTCGGCTGTGCCAGTGGCAGTGTTCGTGACCTTGAACTGTGTAGACGTAAGACCCGACGCAAGAACAGTCTGATTGGTGAGGTTGAATGCAGGTGTGCCGGTAAATCCAGAAATAGTGACAACCGTTCCAGCCGTCAGTCCGTGTGCAACAGACGTCGTGTACGTAACTGTCGTACCTGTGTCCGTTGATGCGGCACCCGTGACGGTTGTTGCCGATGCAGCGCTGACAGTCGTGGGAAGCGTGACAGATGCCAGTGGTGGTTGGACGAGAAACGCCGCCTTGCTTCCGAGGAGCTGAGCGTTCAAGACCGACTGGATCGCGTACGGCTGAGCACTTGTTTGGATCTTGTTCGGGATCTTGCCATTCTGATAGGCAAGCGACGCAGCTTGCGCCTTCACGAAGGCAGTGTAGTCAGACGCGGAGATGTTGGGCATTTGTGATTAGATAAGGAAAATACGTCCGCCTGCAAATGCGGGCGACTTCCGGATAGGGGTAGCAAGAACGCTTCCCGGTCCGAAGAATTCAGCCCTAGCAATAGTTCCGATGTCGTACTTGACGGGTGCCACAAACGTCCGCGACTTCTTCTCTGGATCGGTCGTATAGGTTGCAGCAATGCGCGAAAACCGCGTAATATCCGAAGGTTGCGTAGGCAGAACCGGTATTTAAGATAAAACGGACAAAAGAAGTTCAAGGCAAGAGGTAAGCATGGATCTCCACCCCGAAGTTAAGCCTGTCTTTCGTGCTGAGGTTGCAGAGATGGTCAAGCAACCTCGCATTACCCAACCCTTCTTCACCAAGTATGAATATACTACGCTGGTAGCAATTCGCGCACAGCAGCTTGCGGAGGGAGCTAAGCCATTGATTGATCTGAAGGGACTGAAGACATCTGACCCCATGTTTGTGTGGACAGTTGCCAAGCAAGAGATTGCTGAGCGGAAGTTGCCGTATATCATTCGTCGTCAGCTCCCGAACAATACGTCGGAGTTTTGGAGTGTTCAGGAACTCGAAGTGTGCTGGTAGTTACTTCACAGCAATCGCCACTACAATCGCCAAAAGCATATAGATCACGGCCTCATTCCAGCCGTGAGCGGAGGTAAATCCGCCACCGAAAACATCGGCAAGGGATCCGCCAAACGAATGAAGGAGCGCAATGGCCACAATCACAAGGAGCAACCACTTCTTGAAGGTGCTCATTTTCTTATTCGCCCGAAAGTTTCGCCAGGTCCTCCGTACTAGGAGGGAACACGAGCAGTGGAGGCACCTCCGCAGGTGGGTTCAGCATCTGAGGAGCCTCATGCGTCACCAGCTTCATCGCCATGGACAGATCGATGGACTCCATGGGGGTGAAACGGGCATTCACTTTTTGAACGTCAGACGCAATCTTCTCTTGGAGTCGGTTGGGACGTGCCATGAGATATGCGAATGCGACAATAACGGCAAGTACAACTGCGAGAAGGACATACCGCGAGACTGACTTCTTCATTGTTCTTCGGGTAGACAAGAAAAACGGAACTCCGGGTGTGAAGACAAGAGGAACCAACATGGATTTCCCGATTCCAATCAAGTGCTTTACGTGCAATCTCCCAATCGCCGGTAAGTGGAAGACGTTCTTGGAGCTCGTCAAGAAGTACCGCAAGCAGGATGGTCGGTCTGAGAAGGACGATCTGGTCTACCTCACCAAGACAACAACTGTCACCGCAGAAGGTCGTGCTATGAACGAACTGGGGCTTACCCGAGAGTGCTGTCGGCGTCACTTCTTCACGCATCCGGGCGTGTAGGGTGCAACCGCAGTCAACTTACACCACAAATCTTTTTCACCTAGAAGATAAGAGATGTCGTCGTACAGCGAATACCTCAATCGCTACAAGCAGAGAATGGTGACCATCACTGACACCCGCCCTCACCGTGATGCCGGACACCAAACGGAGATTGTCCGGCGTTTGGCGGCGTCTGGCAATCTGGAGACGCGTGTGGCGGCAACGGCGTGTGCGCGGGTCCTGAATGCGCCGTCTACCCTGTCGGAGTCTGGATTCCTCCACGGTGGCGGTCACACTGTCATGGATGCCCCGATGTATGCGGAGTACACGGCCGGCCAGGCGGTTGCGCAGGGGGAGCTCCCGAAGAACGCCAAGGCATCACAGATCACGAATACGATGCCGTGCCTGTCGTCTGCCCAGCTCCCGGAGATCAACGACAAGCTGTTTGCCGATGCAGAACTGTCCAAGATCCAGGCTGCTCGTCAGATGTATGGAAACGGATATGCAAACAACTGCTGCCCGACCTGCAAGAAGGTACTGTTTGCGAGTGGTTGTAACTGCAAGCTTACTGTGGCCCAACAAGCTGCCCTGAAGAGCGCGATCCAGTGGCCTCATACGGCTGATCCTAACGCTTAAACATCTAGCTACAAATCTAGTAATGTTGACTATCTATACTTATCGTATCCCAAAGCCAGCCGAGTGCTATGACATGTCTCGGCTTTCGTTGGAGGATAACTTTGTAGATACGATCAAGTCCATCTCTGAGCACCAAACATCAGGGACGATCTGGCTGGGATATCTTGACGGATGGATGCTAACTCCCTATGAAGAAGTGATCTTGCGAAAGGCAATCCGGACATTCAACTGCATTGTTATTTCCAAACATCCGCATTCCTTCTCTCACGCCTGGAAAAACGAAACCGATTGGGTCTACACGAAGGGTCTTCACAATGGACTCCCCGACTCTCACCACGATGGTCGTGCTTTACAACATGGGGGTTCGCCTTGATACCAATGTCCTCGCAAATGATCTGCCACTCACTGCCAACATTATCAAGGTGGAGAAGCAAGGTGTCGTCAAGCGGGGATCGTCCAAGCGGGATCTGATCAAGCGCCGGGCAAAGACGACTGCTCCCAAGCGCACAACGGGATTCGGACACAACTCAATTACGATGGTCGTCATGTCAGACGGCTACGGAACTCTTCTTCGCAAGGAGATTACGGTCAAGATCTTCCAGAACGGCGTGTTTCATATCACGGGCGTTCTGGACGAGAAGTATGATCGACATGTGACTGGACTGCTGAAGGAGCATATCATGACCCACTGTCCGACTGCGTGCAGTGGCGAGTGGACGGACGTGCGCAGGGTGGTGCTGATGAACTACAAGACAAAGCTGGTTGGAACCTCAAATCTGTCGCGCGATGCACTGTATGCGTCTCTGCGTGAGAAGGGCGTGACTACGGTGTACGAGCCGGCAGTTTACCCTGCAGTCAAGGTCTATTTCCCGAAGACGAAGTGGATCGCGAAGGTGTTCAGGACTGGTCAAATCATTCTGACAGGAATGACTACGCATGACGAGTGTGCGTCCCTGATGACCCAGTTAAAGCCACTGATCTTAGTAAACGCAAATGGCAACTCGTGAACTCACCCCTGCAGAAGTGGCGGCTGGACTGCGCGGTATCAACGACAAGGATCTGTCGGCTACTCAGGTCCAGGCTCTCGTTCGCAATATGGATGCATCAAAGCAGAAGTGGGCTCGTCTCAAGTCCAAGAAGCAGGAGTATGAGGAGAAGCTTCAGCAGGAGAATGAGGTGCTCTACTTCAACTACCCGTCCCTTTTTCAGATGCATGCTGAAGACAGACTGGATGGAACCTTTTTTGAGATGCTCGCACTCAAGCGGAAGATTGAAAAAGGTGAGATCACGCCGGAGCAGGCAACGACTGTAATTGGTCAGAAGCTCCACCAGCGGTATCTCCCGCAGGAGCCCACTGCTCCTGCCACTGCATCCACGATGTCATATGAGGATTTCTATAAGCAGTCTACTCCTTGAACTCAGACCGGAGCTCGGACAGCATCTTACCCAGCACGTTCTTACCAGGCCACTTCGTAGGGTCGTTTGCCTTGGACGTATCGGCCGACGTCCCGATACCCCAGTACTTATCGCGAGCAGACGCCTCGCCAATTGGGCGAACTCCAGTTTCCACCAGCTTGGTCTTCAGATCAGGGTGTTGGATAAACTTCGCCTTGACTGCCGTGCGCATCACTCCATCCTTAGTCTTGTCCCACTCCTCCTTCACGAAGTCCTTCACCTTGCGACCCAGTGCCTTCACGGACTTCGCAGAGGGTGTCTTCAGGATCTTATCGGCAATCGCCCCGTCACCGAACTGCTTGGCCTTGGACCACTGGAAGTAGTGCTCAACCGTAGGGAATGTCACCGAATCCACCTGGAATGGAGCCTCAAACATATTGGAGAACACGCGCCACTCACCCTTACCCTCGTCGGCACCGAAGAACAGCACGGGCTCCTGTCCCGGATCAGTCGCAACCTTCCGCACAATCTTCTTCTTGGGCTCTGCCTTGGGCTTCTCCTGTTCAGAGCGCTCGTCCTTAACCTCCGGCTCCGGCGCAGCCATCGGGATCTCAACCTCTTGCTTCTTGGGCTCCTTAGAACGCTCAAACACGAAGCTCCGGTGGAGGAAGCTGAATGCCTGATGCTCCTGGGACAGCAGGACGATATTCTGATCGGCATAGTGGTCGGCAAACATGGTACTTCCTACCAGATCATACCCATGATCCTTCAGGATCTTCACCATCTTCTCAAAGGGAACCAGGTACTCCTTCTGAGGTTGCTCAAAGCTCTCCAGGTGAACAGACACTGCCTTTCCAAACTCGTCAGACCACCCTTGCTCGTCGTCATACTCCTTGACGAACTCGCCGAACACCTGGGTGCCCGAACGGAACATGTGGCTCTGCTTGCCCATCAGCAGAGCGTAGACGGCCGCGCCATCCAGGCAAGTTCCAAAGAAGATACCCTTGCCATGTTGCTCCAGATTGGACGCAAATGCCTTGAACGTCTCCTCGGACTCACATGCATAATGAATTGCCATCTGACACGACACGACATCAAACTCCGTGTGTCCAGCAAACTTCTCCAGATACGGCGTCGTAGCCGGTTGCGATCCTGCAATGATATTGGCGTACTTGTTGTCGCCCTCAAACAATGGCTTGGTCATGTCTCCGCAGATAAACAGTACAGGCGGGATGTACTCAGTTGGATTCGTTGCCTTCTCCTTGAGGTAGCGCACGCACGCTCCCTGGCGAGGAGACGTAATGCAGGACATGGATGCGTCGATACCGACGACCATCGAGGGCCGGGTGCGCTTCCACTTCAGCAGGTCACCTGCGCGTCCAACCGCCAGCTCCAGCAGAGAGTCGCCGTGCTTGATTGACGAGCGATACAGATCATCCTTGATCCGATTATGAAATCCATACACATCGCGCAGGATCCGGTCGCGCGCATCCAGGTTGTCGCGGTAGTAGAGATCATCCTCGAACGTTGCATCCGGTGGGCTCGCAACCAGATTCTTGATCATATCCTCCGTGATCGGCACATGCATATTCGTCCAGATTGCATCAGCAACTGCAATGTCGTTACCAAACTGCGGACGACCCAGAACGCGATACTGGTGAGTCTTGTCATACCGCGTCCGCATGACGTTCCAGCGTCCAAGGTCCGTGTTGTACGAGCACTCGATGATCGTATTGTCCTCCACGCGATCCCCATTCTCGTCCACCGGAACACCACGATCGTCCACGGGCACAGCAATTGCGTGCGCGTCAGGAGCGCGAGGAACAGACGGCTGGAACGGAGACGGAACACGATCGCGACCCTTGTCCTCCGGAGCCATCGCCGGTGGCTCATATTCGCCGGTCATGGTTTCGCACGGGTAGACGATGTCGCCGGGAGTACGAGAGATATACAGTGTGCCCTTGACAACCCGCTTGCCAAGAGCCGTATCAAAACTCTCGCCATTCTTCAGCTTGAGCAAGAAGTCAATACTATTGTGCGACGCGGGCTTCCACTTGTAGACAGTCGTCCAAGTCTTGCCCCTGCGCTCTCCAACAGGTGCAACAGGTGACGAGCGAGGCGTAAATACCAGACCGTCAGTGGGATACTCAAAGTCAGTGTTCAGCATCCTGCGAATCGCCTCCTGCATAGCCTCTCCATCACCTGCAAGAAACAGCTTGGTCACAACGCGGAAGGGCTTCGCGCTGATCGCCGTCGTGAAATCCACGGGGATGTCAGCAACGAACGAGCGAGCACATCCAAGACGCGACTTGGTCATATCATCCTCGGACAAGAAGAGCGGGAGGCGACGCACATCGCGATTGCGGTACCAGTAGACGTCGAAGATGCAGAACTGGTTACGATCCTTCAGGTACTCGCCATCAATGATCGTGCCGATGTGAATATCCTTAGTAGCCGTCAGACCTGTCCACGTGACAACCGAACTTGGCGTGAACCGCAGAACGCGCTTGTCTCGCATGACGACGAGGAAACAACGCTCGCCATCTGCCTTGTTCGTGACCGTATACCCTGTCAGGATATTGTTCGGGCGATCAGCCAGGAGGTGACGGCGCTCGAGGGTCACGGGGTTCAGGAATGGAGTCCGAGTCATCTCAAACTCCATCTGGTAGCGTTGCATGTCGGACGTCGGCAAGACGAACTGCGATCCTTGGAACGCCGCAAGAACAGGGGAGATGTGGCGGATCACGGATGCCGTAATCTCTGCTTCCGACTTTGCGCGATCAACCACCTCCAGCTCCAGCTCGTAGACAGGATTCTGTTTCAGGATGTCAGCAAACGTCTTGGTCTGCTTAGTCTTGGACTTGGACTGCGAGAAGTCGTAGCGCACGATGCCATCCAGGCTGGTCCACGACTTGCGGTGGATAATCCGAATGTGACTCGCAGAATCCATCGGTGCACCCGAGAAGTCCTTGCGGAGTTGCTCCTCGTGACGAAGCGTGATGCGCACATTCGCCTCAGGCACATCGATCGTATCCGACTTACCCTTGATAGCCGTCACGACCTCAAAGTAGCGACGCTTGCGCTCGACATGGAGTGGAATGCCCCTGAAGCTTCCGGTTGTGCAGACCTTGAGGATGTTCTCAGCTCCAATGACTACAACACGAAGCCCATCGGAGTATGAGAATGTGGCGCGGTGCTCGTGAACTGGAGCTCCGCGAGAGTATAGCTGAAGACTGTCCGAGATGCGATCGGCAACGTCCTTGGTGTGAATTTGGTTGGGAAGAATCTTGCATTCGAGCTCAGCGTGCTTGTCCTTCTTGACAAGTGCGACGAACTCCTTAAGGCTAGCAAGTGCCGTAGTGGGGAGAAGGGTATCCATGGTTCCTTATCTATAACTGTGAATGAAAAGCGTCCATTTTACTTCAGCGTCTCTCATACGTCTTACGTTCTGCTTCGTCAGCTTCCATCTGCTTGTGCTGATCAAGGTAAAAAGCTACCATTTTTTCCATCTCAATCAAGCACACATCGGGAAGAATATCAGACGAGATCAGCACGCCAGTCTGGGTCTTGGTAAAGCTCTCTGTGTACTTCTTGATGATATTGAAGATCTGCGCATGTTCGTTTGCATCAAGCCGGTCCAGTCTTTCCTTCAACAGTTCCTTCCGGCTTCTGTTCATCTTGTCCTCCCGCAACAGTTCGCACCAGCTTCTTCCTACGCAGTTCTCCAGATGGCTTGGTCTTGGATACATCAACGGTCACCACGCGCTTCTCCTTATCGCCATCTCCAATCGGTGCGGCGATCACGTCGTGCGTATCGGGCTCCTCAGCACCCTTGTGTTCGGCCGGACTGACAACCTGACGCAACTTTCCCAATACCACAATCGTCTGATCGCCTTGCTGGAACCGAGACCCAACAACATCGAATTCAATGTCGTGTCCGATATCGGCCTTGTCGAAGTCTGCATTTCCGATATGCAGATCGCGAGGCAACAGCACCTTGATGGGCGAGATCTCGGCATGCAGACCAATCTTGCTCTTGAGCACAACCGGTGCCTTGAACACCTGTCCTGCGTGCGGGAGGCAAAGATCAGCCTGGAAACGGACACTGTAATCCAAACCGCCCTTTAGGATGTTGGTGCGACCAAAGGAGTGCTCGACGACAGTAATACTGCGAGGCTGAACATATCCCTCGGGGAGGCAGATACCCTCATACTTATGACGAAGCTGAGCAACAAGACTCGCAAGGATGTTGCGCTGAAGGAATCGGGCATCCACGTGAACATTGCGAGTGAGCTCACGGCGTTCATAGAGAGCGTCCATTGTGCCTTCTTGTGTGTTGGGGTAGATGATTTCGTTTTATGGACTTACGCCTTGAGAAGTCCCGCCATAACAATATTCTTGTTTTCGGGAGCAAGCAATACTTTCAGTTCTTCTGGCGTATACCATACGATATTGTGCTGTTCGCGAGCAAGAAGCTCGGCGTAGATGTCCAAATCAGTTCCACCCAACCCACCCGATCCAACGCCATTCTTGTCAATATACTTTGCAACAACCTTCATTACAGGTACAACATTTGCTCCTGTGCGTGAAACAGTGGGTGCAAAGGACTTCACGCCAATTGCGCGCACCGGGACATCGTCCACCATTTTGGACGGGGATAACGTGAGCACCCCGTTTGATGCAACTGAAGCAAACAGCTTCTTCTTGTCGGCAATGAACCGTTCGCGCAATGCACTTGCCCATGCGTCATACTTGGTGCGATCTTCGCCGACGAGATCTTTCCGTTGAGTTTCGTCGCCCGTAACAATGATATCCGAGTCCGGAACGCGCAACCGATCCAGGAATGGAAGGTCGGGGTTGGTAGCCAAATACAACCTCTTTTCGGCCGCACTGAACTTGTGATCAAAGATAAATCCGTTCTTAACTTCGTCAGAAAACCGATCTCCACTAGCACCCTTGAGTTTAGGCCACTTGAATTCAATGCTACGCTTTGTAAGTGCGTCCTCCTCCAGCTCAGCAGGTGCCTCCGGTTCTGCCTCGGGTTCAGGGAGATCAATCTCGGTATGCTTAGCGGGACGCGTAGTGCGTTCGACCAAGGTGCTATTGGGCACATCAACGGGTGCCAACGCATACATGTCACCCTTTGATTCAAGCAGACTTGCCCGCCCAAACGAATCGGTGAAACGGAAGGATGTGGAAATTGCCTGTTGCAGGGTATAGACCACGACATCGTGGCTGAACGGACGAAGAGCCGAAATGAGCTGATTGCGATCCCAGATCGACTTGTCAATAAACAGCTTTCCAATCTTAGTCAGGATTTCATCGCGAGAATCCAGGTATGTAGACAGAGGGCGTACGTGATCGGGATCAGGCACAGGTTCTGTTACCTTGCATTGTTCAACGTCGGGCGCTTCATCAAATGCAGGAGCCATCATTCCCTTCAGACGATACACTACCCGTTCATGTCCTTCGTCGCGAATCTGGGGAACTTCCAATTCCCGCCAATCGGCAGGAAGCGCTAACTGGATAGGGCAGTCCATTGCAGACTCAGCTATTATCTTGCGGACCTTCGCAATACGAATTCCCTTAGCTTCTACGCGAACACGGTAGGTGTATTCATCAAACGCTTCACGATCGTCTTCCGGACGGACGACGTGGAGATAGACGGTACAGTTCTGCTCTTCCGGTGGAAGATCTTGGTGACTACATGTGCGAAGAGCGCGACCCACAACCTGCTCAATACGGCTCATGTTCCACCAAGGATCCAATATGTGTACCTGGCGAATGAAGCGGAAATCAATGCCTTCAGCTGCCAACGGACTTGTGATGACAACCTTCACCTTTTCGCCATGAACATTCGAGCGGTTCTTCACAGCATCCAACATCACATTAATTTCAACATCCGTTGCTTCAGACGAGATCAGTATATACTTTCCCTTTGACTGACCTTCATATGAAGTCTTCTTGAACAGCGTCTTTCCCTTGTGAGGGGTGTACCCATGCTCTTCTAGCGCCATCGCAAACAAACGAGCACCGCGCTCGACGTAATTCGAATACACCAAGCAAACACCGCTCGAATTCTGGATTGAATTGATCACGCTGACGAACTTAGAGGAGTAGTTTGCAAGATGTTCGGCATTCAAGAACTTTACGTCCGTCTTGTATTCGTATTGGTATTTGGTCTCTTTAGGGATCTTAGTTGCCTTGAAAACATCATTGAACTTCTTATTTGCAGGGAATACAGACAGTGTAGGAGCCATCATTGCAGCACGCTTTCCATCGTCTACCTCGTGTGTTCCTGCTGTCAGGATCTTCAGCTGTTCCCCTGCAGGTTGGGATGCAACTAAACTAAGATACTTGATGCGATGGGCCTCGGGGATTTTGACATTGTTAAATCCAAGACTGAGTGCAGTTGTGTCGGCTACTACGGGTGGAGGAAGACGGAACGGAAACGTGAACGGACTCTCGCCCTTCGCATATGAGACGTAATCCTGGCACCACTCTCGAAACTTCTTTCCAGCTTCACCGTCCTTGAGATCACCATCGGACGTGAAAAAGTCAGATGCCTTCAGTCGGGTTTCAAATGGTTGCTTGCGCTCGTTCCATAAGAACAGGTTCATGAAGAACACAATTTCCTCGAATGTATCGTACATTGGGGTAGCTGTCAGCAGAACCAATACAAGACCATCGGCAACCTTGACAAGTCGTTCGAGATTCGCGGCAACCGATGTCTCTTCTGTTGTAATGTTATGTGCCTCGTCAATGATGATGAGGCGATTATCAAAGTTCTCGTGGACCCATGCTTCATCGATGTCGGCCTCTGTCCCCGTGAGCTTTCTCTCAATATTGAGACCAAACGTGGTATACGGTTGAAACTCGTAGAACTCGTTAATGATACGATCCGACGTTTTTTCTAACCGAGCCCTGATTTCAGGATCTGCCCAATTCTTCGGTTCAGACTCAATGCGCAGTAGCATGTCCAAGTAACGACGACCCGTGCACTGCTTTGAGCTAAGCGTGTCACTTGCCTTATCCAGATACACACGGCTCATGTCAAAAATCTGCGTCCGGAAGTTCTCCTGGACAGCCCGAGAGGCAACAACAAGCACCTTCTTATCCTGAAATTCGGGGCGAAGGATATACTCTTCGGCAATTTGAATACCAGTGCAGGTATTGTGAGTGACTGTAAAATCACCGAGCACATAGCGATGGTTCCCATCAATCATGAAACCATAATAGTCTCCTTCACCAATTGGTGTAATTGTGATTCCATAACGCAATACATCTTTGATCTGCCTTCGGGGTGCCGCCTTCTTACGGAACAGTTTCACAGGGATCATGTCGATGTCGCCACATATGTTTGTACGATAATAGTGTCCGGATACTCGCTGTCCTTTGTAGATACATGATTTCTCTACAATCCGTGTTGTTGTAGCCAAACCAAGAGAACGTGCAATAAATATAATATCGTCGGAGATCTGTTTGGATTTTTGAGTGATTTCATATACGCCGTTGGATAGGTACCCGTCTGTATCGATCAGACCCGCAAGTACTTGGAGCCTCACCTCTCGTGAGTTGATCTTGAATTCGTCAGGAACGTGTTTGTTATTGATAAGGTCATGTGTCTTCAAGAACGATAAAAAGACGTTTTCGTGTTTTTTTGAAATAGCAGTAATGCGATAGTCGTATCCACTTTGAAAGGTAAGCACCGAATTGTTCCGGTGGCAAAAATCCCGGAGATAATGGAGAATAACTGCGTCTTGGGAACATATAACAGGATCTCGTTGAGATCCATCACCAAGCCAAAGTCCTAAAATATACGGATCAAAATCAATTCGCTGAGGCGCGAAATCAACAGCTGTTCTGTAACCTTTGAGATCCCGCCGAAGCTTCGCACTTGCCTTCAGGAAATCTGTTACTGTGATCTCGGTGACCACGTTGCGGAATGATGTGTGTTGCAGACAAAGAATATGTTCGCTGTTCACGACATAGGACTCGCCCTTTGTGGACGTAACGCGATACATCTGATCGCGCCCTCTCGCAAGAGATTCAACTGTCCTCGGCGTTGAATCATCGCCCATCAACAGATCCCCCACGGCGACATCCTCAACAAGCTTTATGGATCCGTCGTGCATAAGGATGGGCGAGCCCTTTCCATGACATTTGCCCACGCCCGTCCCGTGAACCATGAGCAAATTGCGCGTCGGTGAGTCAGGAGACAGAATACGACGAAGCAGTCGCTGAAGGGGCTGGAGAGTGTACTCCTTTCCGGCCGAATTGCAGAGCTTTGTTCGTAGAGCATACAATGCGTCCAAACTCGCTCCCGGAAGAGAGGGTGTTTGGATTTCTGCAAGTTCAGGATGTGTCAAGTTGACCATTACTTTGTTTCCCTATTATTTACCAAAGATGCCTTCCTCGCCTCCCGAACCTCCTCCGGCCGATGCGAATACCAGTGATAAGGGAACGTCATCGACCGGCGCCGCGATGGGTGCAGGGGCTATTGCGCTCACGGTCATTTTGGGATTATGGTATTTCCTGTGGAATCTCGGTGCCGCGAGTCTGTCGTATGCAAAGTATGGATCAGTAGGATGGGCGATTCTGGACTTCTTCTTTGCCCCGCTCTACTACCCGTATTATGCCCTGGTCCTGAATACGCCCACTCCGACCATGATGGGCGGGCGTCGGCGTACCAAGCTATGGTAGTTTGTTTCCAGTAAGTAAGTAATGGATGAACTCACGCCCGGCTGGCGTCCGTCGCCTCCGACAGAGCCGTACCCCAGTGATCTTGCAGGCGGCAAGACGAAGCGTCGTAGTCGTACACGCCGCCGCACTCGGAGTTTCCTGCCACACAAGCGTCGCAGAACTCACCACGCCATCTGAATATCCTCCAGTCGGCACTCTCCTTCAGGCAGTCCAGACAGGCGCTGATTGACCTCGTCCAGCGTCTTGTCCTCGGGCAACTCATCGGGGCCATCGGGCAGACGAGACTCATCTACCAGGATGTCCACGAAGCCCGTTCCACACGGGGGCTTCTGACCAAACATGATGTTCGCCGACACGCCCCGCATCGTGTCATACTCAGCACCCATCGCCGCATTGAACATGTTCTTGCTGGTCTCCTCAAACGAGGACCGAGCCAGAACACCTGTCTCATTCTTGTTCATGCCGAACCGGTTCACCGCCACGATGCGACCGGAGAACGTCATGCTGTCCACGAGAACGCTCAGGTGGTGGTAGTTCACCTTCTCCTGCACGAAGACCTCGGAACACTCCTCAAAGATCGCCAGACGTGCAGCCTCAATGCCGAACACATCGTTGATTTCGTGAATATCGTTGGAGAACGTACGGGTCCCATCGGCACCCGGGAAGACCATGAGCTGATACATGTTGGTGCCATCCACATCCAGAACATACTGCTCCTTCTGCGAGTATCCCCCCACCTTCTCATCGTAGATCAGCTCATTCTTCACCTTGCGCAGATGGACACCACCCACGCCGTCAACACCCCTCAGCACCGTGTCCAGGATCTTGTCCTCAAGGAACCGGAGCTGTGTAGGTGTCTTCACCATATTCTCGTCAAACGTCAGGCGCAGAATCAGCTTAGACGCGTCACCATTCGACAGGATCGCATCAGCCTTGACACCCTTCGCACTATCTCCAACCGAATGCATGCACTCAAGGATCTTGTAAGGGGATGCGCGGAGCTTCGTCTGAACCTCTGTCAGATCCAGGATATTGCGAGATGCCATCTCCAGATCATTCAGCTCCAAGCGCATGATCCACGGGGACTTGCAAGAGTCCACGTTTGCTACCGTGAACTCCTGGTAGAGTGCCAGTACCTCGGCATCCTCCTCTACAACTGTCCCGCTCGAAGGTGGATCATAGTAGATGCGCACTGACTTGGTAATGTCGCGCAGAGTCGTGCGCTGAATGTCCTTCATCTTGGAGATGACGGCATCCTGATCATATGCGAACTCCGGCGTCAGGTACACCGTGTTGCCAGGGCGCTTTGGATTTGCAGACGCTGACAGGATCTCCTCCAGACGAGGCACACCAGAGGTAGCGTTCGCCTTTGCAGTGCCGGCGCTGTGGAATGTATCGCGGAGACAGAGGCCGTTTGCATGGACGAAGTTCCGGGTTCCCTCTACCGTGAAGTCGTATACGAACGGCGTAGGACAGCCCTGCTCCTCAATAGAGACAACTGTGTCCCAAATGATATTGTTCACACGAGTGAACTCGGAGCGCACACACTTGATGGTCGTTGTCTCAAACCTCGTCTGCTTCTCGGGCACGATGAAGGACATCTTCGTCCGGAGAACAATACACTCATTCACCGGGATACGAGAGAACCAGAATGAATGCGTCTTGAACGGACTTGCCTTGTGCTTCATCTCCCGAGACTTGCGTGCATGAACACCGATGCGTGCTAGCAGAGCATTCATGCCGTCCACCAGTTGCTCACTGATGCTCGTGAAGTTGATGCACCGACGACCATCCTTACCAACAGTCCCATCACCGGAGAGGTACCCGGAGAGCAACCCGGTCACAAATTCCTCGGGAGCCGTGTAGGCGAACGACGGCACCTGCTTGTTTGCCGATCCCCGTCCGCAGGTAGCGGACATGAACCGAGCAAGCTGGGAGCAGTGGATTACCGTATCCGTGGACGTCCACCCAGTCTTGATCTTGTTCTCTTGGACAGTTGTCTTGTAGTTGAATCCGAGTTGGTCAATCCACTCAAGTGCCTTCGTCCGGAACGTCTCGTCGTTGTTACTGATGCCGACCACATGCTCGTTTGCCATCCCCTCCGCAATGTAGGCCCCCACGAACCGTCCAAACACCTCGTCCAAGACAATCGTCTCGGGAAGACGATCCCGGTAGCCGCGCTCAATCCAGTCAAATACGTCCACGGTCCCACACATATCCGTCAGGGGCATGTTCGCCATCAGGGGAACTTGGCAACCAATCGTGAGCTCGTCGCCACGAGTAGGAACGAGGAGGCCATCTGTTCCCTTTGTCAAGAAGGACTTTGCCTTTGTTGCAAGGACCGTCCTGCCACCCTTCGTATGAATCTTCACGAGGGTATTGGATCCATCCTCATTGACGGGCGGGTGCTGTGTGACCGCCTCCAGCTTGCGCCATTCAATGACACCGTTCTCGTCCACTGACATCGTCTCCCATCCATCGGGCATGTGAGCAAGCGTTGTGTTGTTCGGATGAGACTCAAGTGCAGACGACTTCGCGATCCACTCCTGCACGAAATCTCCAATGCGGACTGAGCGTACGCATGCTCCGTTCTTCACCCATACGCGCTCATCGTGTGCAATCGAGTTGAGCGTAAGCTGCGTCGTAGGCTCGCCGATAGATTGCGCAGCCAGGGCACCCACCATCTCACCGGCGTGGACGAGACTCTTGATGTACCGGAACCGAACATCGCGGATCAGCTCATCAAACAGCGCCAGACTGAGACGGTGAACCACAATGACCTTCTTCGGAGCAAGGTAGAATCGCAGGAGTGCATGGAACACCCTGCTCTGCGGGAACTCCTTGATGAACCGATTGATGGCACCAACCACATGCGCAGGTGTCAGGTCCGTCTTGGTCGAGTATGAGTTCGCATACTTGGTCAGCAGACGCTTGAGATTGACCGGTGCAAGAACCGCGTCATTCTTGCGGAAGCGGAACACGGACTTGACAAACAGATCGCGATCAGCTACGAGATCCTCCACCAGATCCGGTGTCTCCTCGACAGATGCCGTCAGGAACGGGTTCACGTCAGACGGTGTCAGAGCGTAGTCGCGGTAGATATTCTCCAGCGTCATCAAGGGGAGCTCGCACGTCTGCGACTCCACTGCAACCGTGTCCACGCCGTCCTCGCCATACGAGAACTGAATGACTGAGCCAGTCACATTGCGCACAGTGCCATCGTGTTCGACGTGCTGGTCTTCCATG